CTGACAGACGCTGAGAGGATCGCCATCAAGACGGCCATCGTCTACCTCAAAGAGGACGATGATTTTCCTGGCATTGCAGAGGACAAGGCGGCACTGCTCGCGCTTCTTGAACGGACAAAGTGAGAACCAGTGATTATGCGGAACCTCATAGCGGCGTTATCGGTGGTCAAATCCACGCCGCACGGCCGCGAGACGCGAGCGGGTGCTGCGTAGTACGCCGAACCCGTCCGGCTTGACTCCGTTGCCATGCTGCGTGCATGGCAATCACGTTCACCGTGCCGGGCGACCCCGTGCCGCAGCCGAGGCCGCGAGTCTCGACTCGTGGCGGCTTCGCTCGTGCGTACGTGCCGAGCACGCACCCGGTGCACGACTACCGTGCATCGCTCGCAGCTGCTGCCCGTGACGCCGGGCTCGGCACGACGGGCGAGCCGCTGAACGTCGTGATTGACGCCGTCTTCGTGCGTCCGAAATCGCATCTGCGAAAGAGCGTCTTGAGGCCAGACGCCCCGAGGCTGCCACGGCCCGACGTGGACAACATCGCCAAGGCCGTGCTCGACGCACTGCAGGACGTGATGGGGGATGACTCGCTGGTTGCTCGCCTAGTGGTGGAAAAGAGCTACGGCACGGAGGCACGGACAACCGTGCGTGTTTCTTGAAGTTCGGCGTGAGCGTCTACATCCCGAATCGGAACCACGCTGCAACGCTTGGGGCGGCGATCTATTCGGCGGTTCGGCAGCAGCCTCTCGAGGTGGCAGTGATCGATGACGCCAGCACCGACAACAGCGTGGCCGTGGCCGACGCTGCTGCGATGGCGTACGACTGCGTATGGGTGCAGCACAACGTCACAAAGTCTGATTGCTGGGAGCAGGCAGCGGCTAAGCAGTTCGCCTACCTAAGCGGCTCGCACATCATCGGGCTCAGTGCCGATGACGAGTTGCACCCCGGCGTCGTGCAGAGCGTCATGCGGCATCCGCAGGCCGCCGTTGTGTTTCATGCCTACATGGTTCGCAAGCCGGGGCAAGACGTTCACGGAGGCGTGCCCGTGCCGTTTCGCGGCATCGTCTCGATGACTGCCGGCGAGGCGCAGCGGCACTTGGCCAGCGATGCCTTGCCGTGCGAGACGGGCATCGGATCTGCGATCCGGCACGATTGGCTGGCCTGGCTGTGCAAGCATGAGTATTGGCGAATGGGGCCGTGGGCTGACGCCGTTGGGTATGCCAGCGTCGCCGCTATGGCCGGGTGCGTCTACACGCACGAAATCGGCGCGATCTTCACCGAGGACGATGCCGGCTATGGGGCAACACGACGCAGCGGGCCCGACTCCGCACGCTACATGATCGAGGTCTGGGCATTCTTGAAACGTGCCCAGGTGCCGAATGACGTTGCCACGGCCATCTGCCGAAAGCGAGGCGTGCATGCCTGACATCCCGAGCCGGCTTTGGTTTCCACACGAGCCGTTTGCGATGCCATACGCCGAGCGTGTAGCCGAGGGCACTGAGCGACTGCGGCACTCTCGCGTCGCTTTTGTGGGGCTGGCCCGCAACTGTGCCGTGAGGCTCGCCCATAATCTTGGCCTCGTCGAGCACCTGGGCGAGCTCTGCAAAGGCTGGCGGCTGCACGTCGAGAGCAACGACTGCGAAGACGAGACGCTTAACGTGCTGGCAGGATTCTGCCGCGACAAGCCCCACGCCACATTCCACTACGCAGTTCTCGGCCGGGCGCATCACCCAGGCGAGTTCGCCGGCCGCCGCACGATTGCCCTGGCCGAGTACCGAGACGCCTGCCAGCGTTGGGTTCGCTCGTGTGCTGGCGATTGTGACTACGTGGTTGTCATCGACTTCGACGCCTGGGGCGGATGGAACCAGCAAGGCGTGCTGAACGGGTTTGGGTGGCTCGTTGAGATGCCGGGTGCCTACGGCATGGCGAGCACGTCGCTCTTTCAGTACGACTTCGGCCAAGGCCCGCAGTGGTGCCATTACGATCTCTGGGCACTGCGTGGGTTGGGCCAGCACGATTGCTATTTCGACGCCTACCAGAACGGCTATGGCGGTTTCGGCTTCTCATGGCTGCCACCTGTCGGCTCGCCGCCCGCCCTCGTCGCCAGTGCATTCGGCGGCATGACGATCTACCGCACGGATGCGTATCTGGCTGGCACGTACGACGGCACCGCAGACTGCGAGCACGTGCCGTTTCATCGCAGCATCGCCGAGGCCACTGGACAGCATCTGTATCTCAACCCGTCGCAACGGATGCTCATGAGCTGGATACCGGAGCCATGCGAGGCAACACCGCAACCATCAGCCTGACGGCGTTTCGTGCTGATTGGCTGACGCACATGCCCATGCGGGCACTGTGCGAGCGGTACACCGTTTCCCGTGATCAAGTCATCCGGCTGAAACATCACTGGGATCTGCCGCCCAGACACGACCGCAAACTGCGAGCCAAGCCCAAGAGGGCCGTCGATCCCACGACAACCGAGATACAGACCCGGTGCATGGAGATCCAGGCGACGTGGAGCGACGAGGTCCGCGAGTTGCGTCGAGTGATCAAGACGCAGCACGTTGCACTCAAACGCATCCCGCTGGATGACGAGACGAGGCGAGCGGCCGGCGATTACGACGGCGACGCCGATCTATGGGAGGCCAACCGATGACGCTTGCACCTCGTGGCAAGGAAGACGTGCTGCGGCGGATCGTCGTGGAGTATGGGCAGCTTTACGTCTACATCTACATGACTGACGGCAACGGCAAGATTCTCGACGAAGAGGTTTTCAAGCAGCCGTTTCGGCTCGACCGCAAGGATGCTTTCGACGAAGCCAAAGACACCTACGACAGCACCTACGACTGGATTAACGAAATCGTCAACGTCACCCCGCCACTGCAAGGAGACGAGGATGACGAGTCAGAATCAGATTCGGAGGACTGAAAATGCATGACTACGGTGCCACGCCCAGCGAGCTCGAGCAGTACGGCAACGGCCTAAACTTGTGGCAGAGCCTCATGCTGCTGCAGCGATGGGCACCGCTCATCGGCTACGGCCAGCGTTTCATGGCCGAGGCAGATCCGTACAAGCGTTCGCTGATCGTTGCGGACGCCGTTGAGTGGCTCGCGTCGCAGACGCAGGCTCGTGCCGATGACGAACTGGTAACGAAGTTGGCCGCCGTGCTGAAGACGCCTGCCGGCGAGGATCTGGTTCGCTGGGTGATGAAGCAGGCGGAGGCTGTTCGGTGAGCCATGACGAGATCATACGCACCGTCGCCGTCGTGGCGGCAGTTGCTCTGCTCGCTGCGCCGTACCGGCAGCAGCTCGCTCAGTACGCCGCTCAGGCCGCCGAAGCCGCCAAGCAGCACGGTGCAACCATCGGCCGCATCGCAGCCGCCGCACTGATCCTCGTGGCGGCGTGGGGAAAGATCCCGCTGCCGTCGCTGCCTTCTACCCCAGCCATCCCGGCCGTCACGATTGACACGCCGTCATCTGCGATGCAGTCCACCGTTCGCCCGATTGCTGACGTGCTCAAGGCTGCCCCCATGGGCGACAGGATGCTGTGGGCGAATCTCTGGAGCAAGGCCGCCACCGTCGTGGCCGGCGACGAGCTCGGCACCGAAGTGGTGATCACCGACACCCGTGCCCTGCGGATGTTTACCACGCTGGCACTCGACATCGGCTGGCGTCGCATCGGTGACCACAAGCCGGGCACGCATGCCGGGCTGCGGCAGGCCGTCGAGAAGGCCATGAGCGACACGCTCGGCATGGAAGCCAAACCAATCGACGCCGAGACGCGAGCCAAGGTGGTCGAACTGTATCGCGGCATCGCATGGGCCGGCATGGCTGGAGGGTGAGCGATGCCGTGGGATGCCCAGAGTGAGTACCTCGGCGGCCTGGTCGGCGTGTACGCCGATCCTGCTGCCTCTGAGCGGCTCACGCAGTACCTGCTGACGCAGGGCCAAGCACCTGACGGCGGCACCACATGCCGACGCTACGGGCTCGTGGGCACCGGTGCCGGCAAACTGTGGGCACCGTTTGAGATTATGCAGCGGGTGTTTCCGGACTGCCTGCCGGCGTCTGCTCAGACGCGTGGCGACTGCGTCTCGCACTCGACCCGCAACGCCTGCCTTGGCACGCTCGCCTGCGAGATCGCCGCCGGCAAGCCCGACGAAGTCACTGGCCTCGTCGAAGGTGCCCCCGATTTGTCCGACGATGCCCGGCGTGACGGCGTTCTGAGCACCGAGGCGATCTACTGGTTTCGCGGGCACGGCGGCGACGGCTGGAGTTGCGACCACGCGGCCGAGGTGGTGCTGAAGGAATCCGGCCTATGGGCTCGTCGCCGGTACGAGTCGATCGGCGTGGACCTGACGCGGTACAGCGGCAACGTCGCCGGCAAGTGGGGCTCGAGCAAGCCGCCTGCCGCCGTGCTGAACATCGGCCGCGAGCACCTTGTGCGGACAGCCACCAGGGCTCGCACGTTTGAGGAGGTGCGGGATCTCATCGCAAACGGCTACTGCATCAGCAGCTGCGGCAGCGAGGCGTTCGGCAACACCCGAGACTCCAACGGCGTGTCCCGTCGCTCGTCGGCAACGTGGTATCACGCCATGGCGTACCTCGGCGTCGATGACCGTGACGCCACCAAGAAGGCGTACGGCGAGCCGTTGGTGCTCGTGCAGAACTCGTGGGGTAAGTGGAACACCGGGCCGCGGGCCGTGATGGGCACGACGCTTGAGATCCCGCACGGTGGGTTCTGGGCGAAGTGGTCGGACATCAGCGGACGCTACTGCATTGCCTTCTCTGGCGTGAATGGGTGGCCTGCCCAGCAACTGCCCAACTGGACGGGGGACGTACTGTGAGATTCATGATCGCATTCTTGCTGGTGCTGGTTGGCTGCGTGATGACGCTGCCCGCTGATGACTCCACGCTGACGGCTGAGCTCGCGTCAGAGACAGCACGAGCCATGGTGCAGATGCGGGCCACGCCGGCACCGACTCCGACTCCAGCCGGCGACAAGTGCGAGAACTGCAACGGCACCGGCAAGGTTGGTGACGGGCGAGTGTTCGTGAAATGCCCAGAGTGCGACGGCACTGGAAAGCGCAAGAAATGACCCGCGACCAACTCATCGCCGCCGTCTGGGACGAGCTACCTAAGAGCCGCTACCTGCTCGGCCGTCGCCGCGTGGATCGGCTCACGGCCCGCTGCATCAAGAAATGGCCCGTGCCCGTGCTGTATCAGTGCGACGCACAGCAGACGGTGATTGTCGGCGAGCACCTGGCCAAGAGCATCGAACGCCAAGAGCGTGCCGAGTACGGAATGGGATTCTTCGCCTCGATCATCCTGGCCGCAATCGTCAGCGAGATCATCAAGATTCTCATCCGACGCTGGCTGGAGAATCGCACCGAGATGCTGGAGGCGATGCTGTGACGGATGCTGCCAAGGACACGCTCTACACGGTGCTCGAACGATGGGGATTCCCGACGCTCGTTGCCATTGCTGTTGGCTGGGTGCTGCGGCATGACGTGCTGCTGCCGCTCGTTGAAGAACACCGCGTCTTCGTGCGAAGCCTGAGCGAGACGCAAAGCGAAATCAGCAAGGCCGTCACCGAGCAAACAAAGCTGCTCTACGCTCTCCAGCCTCGAGCAACGGAACAGCAGGAGAACTAAGCCATGGCGATGAGTCCTAAGCTATTGAGGCCGAGAGCCACGGGATTCAATCCGAAGAGCATTAGCGGGCTTGCCTTTTGGCTAGACGCCAACGACTCAAGTACCGTCACTCTTGCAAGTGGTGCCGTCAGTTCTTGGGCGTCAAAGAGTGGCTCAAGCAGTCCACGCACTTTCACGCAAACAACTGCGAACAACAGGCCCACCACAACGACTGTTAATGGCAAGACGGCGATTCTGTTTGACGGCGTGAATGATTCGCTTGGGAACACCACGGCCGACGATCCGGCGAATAGGTCTGTGTTTGCTGTTGTGGTGCGCGGTGCAGGGACGGGACTTGAGGGCTTCTATTGCGGTTGCAAGCAGAACATTGTGCTGTACGGCTGGTATGACACCATGGGTTTCTCCGCCACTAACGGTTACCCGGTGTTTTGCTCACGGCATGAAACTGCAGGCGCATCGTTTCGTCAGGTAAATACATCCGCAAGCACGTCAACTCCAACCATCTTCAGATGTCAGTGGATCAGGTCAGAGGTTGATGCAGGAAACTTTGGGAGCACCGTCCGAAGAGCAAACGGGTCAGCCGACAACGCCAACACAAGTCCCGCTCTGGCGGCTTACGCCACTGGCGTTTACTTGGGCGCAATGAATACAACTCCTGCGTCTGGGACTTACAGCAATTTCTTTTCCGGCAGCATCTGCGAGATTGTCGCGTATGACGCTTTTCTGACTGCATCGCAATGCACATCTGTTGAGAACTACCTAAAGTCCAAATGGGGAGTGTCGTACTGATGCGATACTTCCGCTGCGATGCTGGCGACGAGGCGTACGAGCAGGCAAGGCTTGCGTTAGATGCTGCATGGGGCCACCCAAACGCCGAGACCAAGACTCAGACGTGCATTGACCCAGCCGCCGTCGCCCCACGGGACGCAGCAGGACGCATCGTCCTGGCCGTCAATGATGAGTTCTGCTCCTACCTTGCTGCCGAGGAGATGCTTGGCTACATGATTGGCAGCGGTGCAGCAGCAGAGATCACCGAGGCCGAGTACCGAGATGCGGTGCAGCAGTCACTGCAAGAGTAACCACCCCAGCCCATACCCTAGACCGCACAGGAGAGACTCATGGCCGACAACATCATCAGCCGCAAGAACCGGGATATTGACATCACATTGTTCACGGCCACTGCATCGGCCACCACGCTAGACATGCGTGATGTGGCTGGTGCTGTTGTGACGCTGGGCACCATGAGCACCAACGCCAGCACGCTCCAGATGTGGGTTGGCACCGCGCCCACTGGTACGTTCCGCCGTCTCTATAAGTCTGACGGCAGCGTGGCTGATCTCACGCTTTCTGCCTCGAGCACGGACGGGCGAGCCTATGCCCTGCCAGATGAAGTCTTTGGCACCGAGTACCTGAAGATCGTCTCGGGTAGCACGAACAGCACCGGCACGGCAGGCGTCGTGATGTTCAAGAGCTGATGCCACAACGCATTCCCACCCACAGGCCGCTGCGGCTGCGATCGTCACGCCCACAGCGAGACGAGAGCGGCAGGCCTAACGCGGCAGCCCGTGGGTATTGCGACAAGGCTCACAAGCGATGGCGGCAGGCTGTGCTTGTGCGGGATGCCTGGCAATGCCTGGGCTGCGGCGTGGTGGCTCAATCAGCTCACGCTGACCACATCGTTCCCGTCAGCGAAGGTGGAGCTAGGTACGACGTAGCAAACGGACAGACGCTGTGCAGGTCGTGCCACGGACGGAAAACGCGACGCGAGCAGGCTTTGCGTCGCGCAGGAAGCCAGGTCGCCGTCGCGGCGCAGCCGTCGCCGGGGCGAGGCGTCGCCGTGGCTGCGACGGAGGGCGGGCAAAATCCCTCCGTCAAAGCAAAATAAAAACCCCGGTCGCCTGTGGCGTGTGCGCGGCCGCAAGTTTCCGCGAGGTTTTTGACGATGGGCAAGCGTGGTCCCAAGCCAAAGCCTGCTTCGGTACGCAAACTTCTCGGCAACCCAGGCAAACGGCCAATCAGGCCCGACCTTCCGGCACCGCCAGGTGCGCCGCCGATTCCGGCTCGGCTAATGGTGGACCCGGTCGCCGTGGAGAAGTGGCACGAGTTCGTGCCCATCCTCCTGGGCATCGGCACGCTCACGACGGCCGATGGCGAAGCGTTAGCGACTTTGTGCGAGGTGCATAGTGCAGCACAAGCCTGCCTGCTTGAGCTCCGTGCCACTGGACCAGTGATGCACACTGATCTGGGTGGCGTGAAGCCCAATCCGGCAGGCCCGCTATATCGCGGATTAGTCAGCCTGCAGGCGTCGCTAATGGGCGAGTTTGGACTGACGCCAACGTCAAGGACGAGGCTAGGTGGCAAGGAAGAGAAACCCGCCGACGAAGTCGAAGACTTCTTCCGTCTCCACGGCGCGTGAACTGACGCCCGAAGGTCAGGCGAAGTACGAGCGTGTCGTGCACTTCTTTGAGAAGGTGCTGCGGCACAGCAAAGGGCAGAATGCCGGCAAGCCGTTCACGCTGCTGCCGTGGCAGCATCATGTGCTGCGGGAACTCTTCGGCCGGCTGAACCCAGACGGCACGCGGCAGCACAGAGTCGGCTATATCGAGCTGCCGAAGAAGCAGGGCAAGTCCACGACGCTGGCCGGCATCGCTCTTTACATGACGGCCTTCGACTCCGAGCCGGGGGCGGAAGTCTACGGGGCGGCCTGTGACCGTGAGCAGGCGGGCATCATCTACCGCGAGGCGGCGTCGATGGTGCGGGCGTCGCCTGCGTTGTCTCGGCACCTCGAGGTGATAGACAGCCGCAAGACCATCGTGCACAAAGCGAGCAACTCGTTCTACCGGGTGCTCTCGGCTGACGCGTTCCGTGCTGAGGGGCTCAACATTCATGCCCTGCTCTTCGACGAACTGCACGCCCAGCGTGACCGCCGCTTGTGGGATGCCTTGCGGTACGGCGGTGCGGCTCGCAGATCGCCACTCATCCTGTCCATCACCACGGCCGGCTTCGACCGCAAAAGCATCTGCTGGGAGCAGCACCAGTACGCCGAGCGGTGCACGGCCGACCCGACCACAGACCCGGCGTTCTTCGGCTGCATCTACGCCGCCCCGCCCGAGTGCGGTGCCGATGGGACGTGGAAGGAAGAAAGCGTCTGGCACCAAGCCAACCCCAGCCTGGGCGAGACGATCACGCTGGAGTCATTCAAGGCCGATGCCCGCGAGGCCGAGCAATCGCCTTCCAAGCTCAATGCCTTCTTGCGTTACAGGCTCAACGTCTGGACCACGCAGGACACGCGATGGCTGTCGCCTGACGCCTGGGCGAAGTGTGGCAAGCCGCTCGACTCCGACCTAGAGAAGCGGGAATGGTTTGCCGGGCTTGACCTCGCCAGCACCACCGACCTTTCGGCGTTCGTCATGGTGAGCCAGGCGAGCGACGGCACCTTCGACGTGCTTCCGTTCTTCTGGGTACCCGAGGCCAACGCCGCCGAGCGGACGCTGCGAGACAAAGTGGACTACGTCGGCTGGATACGCGACGGGCACATCCGTGCCACCGACGGCAACGTCACCGACTATGACGTGATCCGGCGAGACATCAACGAACTGGCGAAGAAATACAACATCCGGCAAGTGGGTATCGACAGATGGAACGCGACGCAACTATCCCTGCAACTGCAAGGCGATGGGATCGATGTGGAAGGATACGGGCAGGGCTACGCCAGCATGACGAGCCCCTGCCGCCAACTCGAGGCGCTCGTGTTGTCGGAGCGGATGCGGCATGGGAGCCATCCCGTGCTGAGTTGGATGGCCGCCAACTGTGCCCTGCAAACCGACCACCAAGACAACTGCAAACTCAGCAAAGCCAAGAGCACGGAACGCATTGACGGGATGGTGGCCATGGTTATGGCCCTCGGGATTCACGCGAAGGCAACGGCTCCGCCACCAGAACAAAACTGGGACATCATCACGCTATGAGCGAAGTTCTCGCCGACCACCGCATGCTTGAGCTTCGCGGCATCGATTGGCCCGACGTGTCGAGCAGCCGCACGCCTTCCGGCATTCGCGTCACGGCCGATAACTCCATGGCGTGCTCGGCCTACACGGCCTGCATTCGCGTCATCTCGGATGCCGTCTCTTCGCTGCCGCTTCACGTCTTTGAGCGGATGGCCAACGGCGGCAAGGCGAAAGCCACGAGCCACCCGATTTACCGGCTGTTGCACATGCAGCCCAATCCGTGGCAGACGGCCCAAGAGTTCCGCGATTGGATGACCGGCATGTATCTGCACTACGGTGCGAGCTACGCCGAGATTCGCCCTGGTGCTCGTGGCGCAGTCTCTGAGCTGTGGCCGCTGCACTCCAGCCGGATGACGCCCGAGCGGCTTGAGAACGGCAGCGTTCGGTACAAGTACCGCGAGCCAAGCGGACGCGAGACGATCTACAGCCAGGAGCAGATTTTCTGCCTGCGATTCACGACCGAGGATGGCGTGACGCCGGTGCCGACGTACAGGATTTTTCAAAACGCCATCGGGCTGGCTCAAGCGCTAGAGGCTCATGGCAGCACGTATTTCGGCAACGGTGCCCGGCCCGGCATCGTGCTGGAGAGCGACAACCCGATTCCGGCCGAGGCTGCTGAACGTCTGCGGGAGCAGTGGGAGCGGATGCACCGGGGCAGCGATCGTGCCTTCCGCACTGCCGTCTTGCCTAATGGTGTGAAGGCTCACGAGCTCAGCGGCAGCAACGAGGCCGCCCAGTTTCTGGAAACGCGGCAGTACCAAGTCATTGAGATTTGCCGGGCGTTCCGGGTTCCGCCGCACATGATCCAAAGCCTTGAGCGTTCGACGTTCAACAACATCGAAGTGCAAGGCACGGAGTTCGTGCAGCATTGCCTTATGCCGCACCTGAAGCGTTGGGAAGCCGCCATCTCGCGGGATCTCATCGTGGATGACGAGCGGTACTTCGCTGAGCACAGCGTGACGGGCTTGCTGCGTGGCGACCACGCGAGCCGTGCTGCGTATTTCGTTTCCGCACTGCAGAACGGCTGGATGAGCGTGAACGAGATCCGGGAGTTGGAGAACCTCAACCCGATCGGGCCGGAAGGTGACAAGCACTTTGTTCAGTTGAACATGACCACGCTCGACAAGGCAGGCGAGCCGGCTGCACCTGAGCCAACGCCAGAGCCGCCAGCAGTGGAAGACGAAGACAGCCCAGAGGATGACGCCGAAGACCAGGCCGAGCAGGAGGAAACGCCAGATGGAACTTGAGCGACGCTGCCTCGCGTTTGAGGAGTGCCCCGAAGCCGAACTGACGATTGAGACTCGTGCCAACGGCACGCAGGTGCTGACGGGATACGCAGCCGTCTACAACCGCTTCAGTCTTCCGCTGCGTGAAGGCGGCTCGCAGTTCCGCGAGATCATCTTGCCCGGTGCCTTCGACAAGATCCTGAACCGTCAGCGTGGCAAGAGCGACGTTGTGGCACTGCTGAACCACGACGCCAATCTGATTCTCGGCCGCACGTCGAGCGGGACGCTGGAGCTTTCCAGCGACGATAAGGGGCTGCGATACACGGTGACGCCGCCCGATACGCAGGTGGGGCGTGACACGCTGGAGCTCGTCCGTCGGCGTGACTTGCGTGGAAGTTCTTTCGCTTTCGGGCTTTCCGGCCCAAACGCCGAGCGGTGGACGAGCGACGAGCAAGGTGCCGTGCGTGAGATCCGCGAGGTGTCGCTGCTGGCAGACGTGAGCGTTGTTCTGACGCCCGCCTACCCAGCAAGCAGCGTGACGGTGGCCCAGCGTTCATACGCAGCGTGGCTGGCATCGCAAGAGACTCCCGAGCCAGCAGGCCAGGCGGTTGATTCGCGTTCGGCTCTGCGGGGTGTCGCCGCCGCCTGGTCTGCTCTCCTGAGGCTCAAGCGTGTCTGAACCACGCTGCACGTGCGGCGAGAAGTTGCGAACCCGCAGCAGTCGCCAATGCGGCGACGAGCGGCAGCGGTATTTGCGTTGCCCACGGTGCGGGCAGCGTGCTGTTGCGTTTGTGAAAACAACACTTTCCGCGCTGCGGTACTGCAAGGTTCCACGCCCGTAGTGGCAAGTTGAACTCCATCGGCAATACCGCCGGCGGAGATCACACACAGTGGACAACCTTAAGAAGCTGCAGGACGAGGCCGTCGCCCTCGCCAACCGGATCGACGCCGTGCGGGCGATCGAGAGCACCGACGCCGACAAGATCGCCGAGCGCGACCTTGAGCTCGAGACGCTCAACAGCGACGCCGCGAAGCTCGCCAAGAAGATCGACTTTGAGAAGTCGGTGGCCGATGCGTCGAAGAACCTCCGCAGCGTCGTGGATCGCTGCACGCCGGCTCCCGAGGTGCGTGCCGATGAGCCCAAGGTGCGGATCTCGTCCGTGCCCTACGCGGGCAAGCTGCGGGCGTTCAAGTCGGAAGAGGACGCCTACAAAACCGGCATGTGGTTCAAGGCCAAGGGCGGCGACGTTGAGGCGAAGCGGTGGTGCCAGGATCACGGCGTCGAGAGCCGTGCCCAGGGCTCGACCGGCTCGACCACCGGCTCGGCCTTCGTGCCCGACGTTCTTGAGTCCACCGTGCTGCGGCTCGTCAACGACTATTCGGCGTTCGCCGCCAACGCGATGAACGTCAACATGGCGTCTGACTACGTGCTGTTCCCGAAGCGGACGGCCGGTGCCACGGCGTACTGGATCTCGGAAAACACCGCCATCACGGCGAGCGATCCGACCAGCACGCAGGTCAGCCTGACTGCGAAGAAGGTGACCGGGGCGGTGACGATTGCGAACGAGCTCCTGCGCGACTCGATCGTGAGCATCGCCGATTGGCTGGCTGCTGAGCTCTCGCTGACGCTGTCCACCGCCATTGAAACGGCGGCGTGGAACGGCAACCCGAGCAATGCCCCGGCTGTTGCCGGCATCGCCACGGGCCACACGGGCGGGCTCTACGCTTCGTCTGGTGCCACCTACGCGGCGTCGCTCGTGACGGCTGCCGGCGACACTCCCGACGAGGTGACCAAGGCCAACCTGCTGAAGATGATGGCGACTCTGCCCCAGCACTCCCAGGCGGGTGCGAAGTGGTTTGTTTCGCCGTTCTTCTTTGCCACCTGCATGCAGAACCTCGATCTCGCCCAGGGCGGATCGGTGGGCCTGTCGCAGGGGATGGGGCTGACGTTCCTCGGCAAGCCGGTAGTGCTCACCGACCAGCTGCCGGCGGGATCGGACTCGACCGGCGTGGTGATGGCTCTGTACGGCGATCTGATGAACTCGTCGATCTACGGTGTCCGCCAGGGCATCGAGATTGCTTCGAGCGATCAGGTGAACTTCCTGAGCGACCAGAGCGTGATTCGTGCGGTGGCCCGAGTTGCCATCTCGCACCACACGCTCGGCAGCGACACCGTCGCTGGCCCGGTCATCGGCCTCGTGGGTGCCTGAGCCTGACGGCTTGACACCTGTGCAACGCTAGGCGGGCGGCTCCAACCGGGGCCGCCCGCTCTCGTTTGCAGGGGCACCATGCTAGTTAAAGTCGGTGGCACCGAAGTAGAGATCCGAGTCGAGGCCGTGCTGAGCATGCCTAGGCTCTCGTTTACGGCCAATCACTTCGCATGGGCTCAAGCACTCATGCCGCTCGGCATTCGCCCCACAATGGGCACCGGGGCGTTCTGGGATCAAGTCAATACGCGAGTGATGGAACAGTTCATTGACTCGGCCGAATATCTACTCTGCATCGACTACGACACGTTCTTCACGCGGCAGGATATTGAGACGCTGTTTGCCATGGCGATGACGTTTCAATGTGACGCCATCACGGGGCTGCAAACCAAGCGAGAAGACGGCCGCCCAATGCTGACGCTCAAGGGCACGCTGGACAATCCGCCCGACGAGGGCCACACGCAGCTGCCGGCGTCGTGGTTTGCCGAACCCGTGCAGGAGGTGGACACGGCACACTTCGGCTGCACCGTGATCAGCACGGCGGCACTCAAGCGAACCAAAAAGCCATGGTTCTGGAGCAAGCCAGATCCCGATGGCTCGTGGAACGACGGCCGGATCGATCCCGATATCTGGTGGTGGAAGAACTGGCGCGAATCCGGCAACCGTGTGTTTGTTTCCCCCCGCGTCGTGCTGGGCCATGGAGAGTACGTCGTGACGTGGCCCGGCAAGAACCTCGGAACGCCTGTGTTTCAGTGGGCCACGGAGTTCACGACAACCCACAAACGCCCCGAAACTGCATGGAGTGTCGGCTAATGGCGAAACTGAAGTTCACCCGAGCGTGGCGTGGCTATTGCAAGGGCCAGACGGCAGACGTGCCCGGCGGGCTCGCTCAGCAGCTGATCGCTCAGCGTGTCGCGGTCGAGGACAACCAGCAGTCGCTGATTGAAACGGCCGCCATCGAGCACGCCACAGAGACGGCCGACGCCACGCCACGAAAACGAGGACGCCGTGCAGTACCTAAGCCTGACTCGCCAGACGCCGCCGGCCGTTGAGCCTGTCACCGTCGCAGAGGCCAAGGCTCACCTGCGGGTGGATACGAGCGACGACGATACCTACATTGGCACGCTCGTCACTGCGGCGCGTGAATGGGTTGAGTCGTACCTAGATCGCACGCTCGTGAATACGCAGTGGCGGCTGCGGCTCCATCGGTTTCCCACGGACAGCCAATACCCGATTTATTTGCCGCGCCCGCCCGTCGTGTCGAGCGGCACTGCCACGGCGGTAACGATCACCTACACCGCCGAGACGGGCGGCACTGCCACGCTCTCGACGGCAGAGTACCGGGTGCAGCGGTTTGAGACGCCGGGCCGTGTAACGACTGTCTACGGCGGCACCTGGCCGGCGAGCATGGAGGACAACGACGCCGTCGTAGTGACGTGGTGGGCCGGGTACGGGGCCAGCGGCTCAAGTGTCCCCGCCGCAACAAAGCACGCCATCTTGATGCTTGTTGG